GCTATAAAGAAAGAAGAGGAAGAATAATGGCCGTATTTCTAAGTAATGGTGCGGTTGTTACCCTTAACAGCGTCGATATATCAGGCGTAGTTACAGGCGTCACAATTAACCGCAGCTTTGATGAACTAGAAGTAACCGCTATGGGCGATACTGCTCATAAGTTTACTAAGGGTCTAGAGGCATCAACAATCACATTAGATCTATTAAACGATACAGCTGCATCAGGTGCTAACGCAGTTACTGCGACACTTGCAGCGGCATGGGGTACAACAGTGCCACTAGTAATCAAGCGCTCAAACGCAGCGATTAGCACTACTAATCCTGAGTATCAAACTACAGTTTTGGTTAACAACACACAAGACCTAAACGGTGCAGTTGGCGACATATCTACTCAGAGCATTACATTCACATGTAACTCAGTTATAGTAGTAGACGTAACACCATAACTAAGGAGCAATAATGGCAAAGCTAAAGATAACAAGGGCTAATGGCGAAGTCACAGAACACAAGATAACGCCAGGTGTCGAGTACGCTTTCGAGTTAAAGTACGGCGCAGGAATTAGTAAAGTCCTACGTGACCATGAACGGCAGACCGAGATTTATTACTTGGCGCATGAATGCTTACGTAGGGCTAACATCACTGTACCTGTGTTTGGTATCGAGTTTATAGACAGCTTAGAAACTGTCGAGGTATTAGACGACGAAAAAAAATAGTACAGCGTGATTCTACGCTCTACACGATAGCAAGTTTGTCTGTAGAGCTAGGAATTGCGCCTAGTGAGTTCATTGACATGGACCCAGAGATGTTGCGGGCTATTGTGCAGGTCTTACAAGATAGAGCAAAGGAGATCAAAAATGCCAGTAAACGTAACAGGCGTTAAAGAGCTTCAAGCCGCTTTAAAAGTATTAGACCCTAATCTTAATAAAGAGATGCAAACAAATATTAAGAATGCCATGATACCTATTAGAGATCGTGCTAAAGGATACATGCCAGCCAATTCAGAAGTTTTATCTGGATGGGGTAAAGTGAACGTTACAGCTGAGCAGAAGTACCGAGCATTCCCATTCTATAATCAAGACGTAGCACGTAATGGCATTGTTTACTCTACTGGTCAAAGTAGACGGAATGCTGCTGGATTCTCACTTGTAAATTATGTGGCTAACAAATCAGCATCAGGTTCAATATTTGAAACTGCAGGCCGTAAGCAAAGAGGCAGACAAGGTGAGTCGCTTAACCCTAATGCTGGCATTCAATTTAACCAGGCAGCCGAGAACCTAAGTTCTATGAAGGGTACTGGTCCGCAACGTGGTAGAGCAATATTTAGAGCATGGAATGAAGATGAAGGCAAGGTTTATGCAGCTGTAGTTAAAGCCATAGAAACCGTTGCCACTAAGTTTAATAACAGTCAATTAAAGAGGGTTGCATAATGGCAAAACCACCAGCATTAGTAGTCTCAGCCTTAGCAACCTGGAACGGTAAAGCACTTACTAAAGGCAAGAAACAAATATCTGAGTTTGATAAATCAGCACAAAAACTAGGCAAGACCTTTGCTAAAGTATTTGGATCAGTAGCCTTAGTATCCTTTGGCAAGAATGCAGTTAATGCATTTATAGATTCAGAGAAGGCAGCAGCTAAACTACGCACCACGGTTAGCAACCTAGGCTTAGAGTTTGAACAGCCAGGCATAGAGACCTATTTAAAGAATCTATCTTTACAATTTGGAATAGTAGATGAAAACTTAATTCCGGGATTCCAACGTTTACTTATAGTAACTAAAGATGTCGCTCAGGCACAGAGTTTATTTAACACTGCGCTAAACGTATCAGCGGGTACTGGTAAGGATCTCACGGCTGTATCTACTAGTTTGTCTAAAGCCTATCTAGGCGATAACGCAGCACTTGGTAGATTAGGCGTAGGACTAAGCAAGGCACAATTAAAGTCAGCATCATTCTTAGAAGTACAGCGCACACTTAACGCTAACTTTGCAGGTCAAGCAGCAGCAGCCGTAGAAGGCTATGCAGGCAGCATGGCTAAATTAACTGTAGCTGTAGATGAGTCTAAAGAGGCAATAGGCAAAGGTTTACTAGATGCAATAGCAGCATTATCTGGCAGTAACGATATAGATACATTTACTACAAAGATGGTTAAAGCAGCTGAAAAAATAGGCAACGCATTTAGGACTGTTGGCGATTTTATTGGTCTACTGAACCCTAACGCTAGCATTAAAGTAGGTAACAAGTTCGTTCGCAGATCAGATGTGATGAATCAAAATCAAGGCGGCTACTCAGGTATTCCAGCTCAAAGGAAAGCCGAAGTTAAAGCAATTAAAGATGCTGTTACATTCCGTAAAGCAGAAAATGATCAACTCAAGAAAAAGACTGCCGTAGATCAATTACGAGATAAGTTTGACCTAGAGCGCATAGGACTTACAGCTGCACTAAACGCTGCAACAGATGATGAGACTAAACTACGCCTCAAATCACAGTTAGCAATTTTAGACAATAACGAGGCTTTGGCTAAAAAATATCTTGCAGAAATGAATGCTGTAGATGCAACTAAAAAACTATCAGTTGCGTTAGATACATTTACAAATGACACTATTGGATATTATAAAAAATTAGCACAGTCTTTAGTAGGCACAATGGGTTATGGAAATATGACGGCTCAACAAATCCTAGATGAAAGATTAAAAGAATCAGGTAACAGATCTTTGGGCGGTAATAATACAAATCTGCCAGCCAGTTACTTTCAAGATTTAGCAACCCAATTAGTAGGATCATCTGCCTATTCGGGTATGAATGTATCGCAAATTGCATCTGAAAGAGCTAGGGAGTCTGGCAATGCATCTGTAAATGTAAATCTTACTGTTAACTCACCATCTGGTGATGCCTTTGCACAATTGATAGCCGAAAGCATACAGGTTGCTGGCCGTAGTGGATATAACACTACACCTAATGGCGGCTTACCATAATGGCAGTACCAGTAATAAATGCAGTAATCAACTTTAGTACTGGTCCTAGTTTTGCAGAAGCTTTTATAATTGGATCTGGAATACTTGGCACAAACATATTAGGCGATGGTGCAGATGTAATTGTAGATGTGTCAAATCAAGTTAATCGTATTGAGACTAACAGAGGTCGTACTGCACTATCAGATCAATTCCAAACAGGCGCACTTACTTTACGCATTACAGATCAGAATGGCGATTTTAATCCGCAGAATGTAAGCGGACCATATTATAATTTATTAACACCTATGAGGAAAGTGCAGATTAGTGCAACTTATGGGAGTGTTACCTACCCTATATTTTCTGGATTTATTACAAGTTATGTGACTACATACCCAGGTGAATCAGACGACACTGTAGCTATAACAACAATACAAGCTGTAGATGCATTTAGATTAGCCCAGATAGCCCAAATCAGTACAGTTACAGGTGCTACTGCTGGTGATCTAGCAGGCACACGTATTAACCAAATATTAGATGAAATTGATTGGCCAGCATCACAGCGTGATATTGATGCAGGACTTACTACTATGCAGGCAGACCCAGGCACTAACCGCACAGCACTACAAGCTTTAACTACAGTAACAACTTCAGAATATGGCGCATTATACGTAGATGCCAGTAACTCATTTGTATTTCAAGATCGATCCGTAACTGTCTCATCTATCGGTGCAACGCCCACAGTCTTTGCAGATAATGGCACAGGTATAGAGTACTTTGATGCAAGTTGGATACTTAATGATGTGCTTATATTTAATAAAGCAACAATTACTAGGACTGGCGGTACTGCTCAGGTAGCATCTAATCAAGCCTCTATAGATAAATATTTTTTACATAGTTACTACTTAGATAGTCTACTTATGCAGACAGACGCAGTAGCTCTAGATTATGCTCAGGCTTATGTGGCTAGTCGAGCTGAGACTACGATCCGATGCGATGCCATAGTTTTAGACCTATACACGCCTAATTACGATACCGGCATAGTTGCAGCTCTAGACCTAGATTTCTTTGATCCTATAACCATTATTACTACCCAGCCAGGCGGATCTTTGCTAGAGAAGACCCTACAAATTTTTGGTGTTCGAATGAATATAACACCGAATAGTTGGAAAACAACCTTTACAACACTAGAACCTGTCATAGATGGGTTTATAATAGGCAACGTAGATTACGGTGTCTTAGGACAAAACGTACTATCTTATTAAGGAGATATAATGGCAACAGGATTTCCAGCGTCAACAGGTGATGTACTTACCTCTGGCATGTTTAATGGTTTAACTTCATTTACAGTAGGCACTGCCAACACTGCAGATTACACAGCTGTACTTGCAGACCAATACCAGGTATTACAGATAATGAATAAAGCCACTGCAATAGCATTTAAGATCCCGACAGATGCATCTGTAGCATTTCCAGTAGGCACAGCAATTACAGTATTAAGTATTGGTGTAGGTATCTGCACAATTAGCGCAGTAACACCAGGCACTACTACAGTATTAAGTGCTGGATCAGTTGCAGCATCTCCAACTCTTTCACAATACAAAACTGCAGTATGTATTAAAACAGCTGCTAACACTTGGTATGTCGTAGGCGGAATTGCATAATGTTAAATCTTGTTTTTGCAGCCACATCTGCACCTGTACCATCTACTCTAGAGGTAGATTATTTAGTAATCGCTGGTGGCGGCGGTGGTGGTGCTGGAGTAGGCGGCGGTGGTGGTGCTGGTGGTTATCGCACAAGCGCAGGAACTTCTGGCGGTGGTGGTAGTGCAGAATCACAATTAACTTTAAACGCTAACACAAGTTATTCAGTAACAATAGGTGCTGGTGGTGCTGGTGGTATTTACGATAGTAATGCACCTGTAATTGGTAGTGATTCTATTTTCCATACTATTACTTCTACTGGTGGCGGTAAAGCTGGCACAATTTTATCTGGAAGTGGAGTCGCAGCTGGTACTGGCGGATCCGGTGGTGGTGGCGTAGGCGCATCTGGTAATACTGCAGGTGGTTCTGGTACTGCGAATCAGGGTTATGGTGGCGGTGTAGGTTTTCCAACAAGCTCTGCAGCTAATGGCGCAGGTGGCGGTGGCGGTGGTACAGGATCTGTTGGCGTTGCGGCTGTTGCTAATGCTGTTGCTGGTAATGGTGGTTCAGGTGTTGCATCAAACATAACTGGTAGCACTGTAACTAGATCTGGTGGCGGTGGCGGTGGTGCAAGAACTTCTGCTAGTGGTACTGCAGGTACAGGTCAAGATGGTGGCGGTAACGGTACAAGCACTGATGTAGATGCTGGTAGTGGTACTGCTAATACTGGCGGTGGCGGCGGTGGTTATGGTGGTTTTGCATCTGGTCGAGCTGGTGGTAATGGTGGATCTGGTGTAATAATTTTAAGATACCCAGACACACGCACAATATCTATAGGCGCAGGTTTAACTGGTACTGAAAGCTCAGCAAGTGGTGGATTTAAGAGAGCCACAATTACTGCTGGTACTGGAAATGTGAGTTGGTCATAATGGCACACTATGCATTTTTAGATGAAAATAATATTGTTACCGAAGTTATAGTCGGCATTGATGAAACAGAAACTATTGAAGGTTTAGATACTGAAACTTGGTATGCAAACTATCGTGGTCAAGTATGTAAACGCACTTCATACCATGGCAATATTAGATACAACTTTGCTGGTATTGGTTTTACTTATGATGAAGTAAGAGATGCTTTTATAGCACCTGAGCCTAATAATGTTATTGGCTTTGATGAAGATACTTGTCGCTGGATAACACCTGACGTTGAGTTTAATACAGAATTATGAAGCCATGGTTATGTGCAGCTGGTGTGCAGTTAAGAAATCAGATTGATACCTGGTACCCAGATCGTCGCACTACCAATTGCGGATGGTTGGGCGATGCTCGTCATGCCACCAGAAAATCGGATCATAATCCAGACGCAAATGGGTGTGTACGAGCCATTGATGTTGATTCTCGCTTGGATTCATCCGAAGGGATCTCAGTATATTTGGCTGACCAGATCAGAAAATGTGCGAAAACCGATAAGCGCATATCTTACGTAATCCATAACGGCATGATCGCTAGCAAAATACTTAATTTTAAGTGGCGTAAATACAGAGGTTTTAACAAGCACACAAAGCACATACATATTAGCTTTACAAAGTTAGGCGATAAAGATAGTAAGCCGTTTGATATACCACTACTGGGGGGTAACATATGAAAATAAGCAACAAGCAAAAAGCAATACTTAAATCATACTTTAGGGGTGTGCTTGTATCATTCTTAACATTCTTAGCCAGTAATGAGCTAGGACTAGATCCAGTTATATCAGTAGTAGTGGCCGCACTTGCAGGGCCAGCAGCTAGGGCTT